TGCCTAATGAGTTTAAAAATCCACTCATGAGTACTTTTACTGCTTACAAGGAATATATTAGGAGCAAATCTTGGGTTTCATCCAATTACCTTCGTGACCCTTCCAGAAAACCTTGGTGGGTCCAATAATTAAAGTGTCTACTAGGGGTCATATGACCCCTTTTTTATTGTTATAATATGTTCATAAATAAGACACCTAACATTATGACTTTCGAATTAAAAATGACTGAACAACAAGCAATTGATGGACTTAGAAGCACCTTTGGAAATGAGTTTGTTGCTGCCGATGTTCGTGGTTTTTGTAGAGCAAATAATATTGGATACTCAACTGTTACCAAAAAAATACAAAAATATAAAGTTGGTAAAGGTAAGTGGAATCTTGAAGTTACTACTAAGGTGGTAGAAGACATTGAAAAATCATTCAATGCACCTGCTGTTCAACCAATTGTAGAACAAAATCTTATTCCTGAAAAGGATGATACTTTTGTAAAGTTTGGACCTTTTACTGATGTTAAAAAAATTATACAAAGTGGTATTTTTTATCCTACTTTTATTACTGGTCTTTCTGGGAATGGTAAAACATTTTCTGTAGAGCAAGCATGTGCTCAACTAGGTAGAGAACTTATTCGTGTAAACATTACTATCGAAACAGATGAAGATGATCTCATTGGCGGCTTCCGTCTTATTGACGGTGCCACAGTCTGGCATGACGGACCAGTTATTCAAGCTCTCAACAGAGGAGCTGTCTTGCTCCTTGACGAGATCGACCTTGCCTCAAACAAAATCCTCTGTCTCCAGTCCATCCTTGAGGGTAAAGGAGTTTTCCTTAAAAAAATCGGAAAGTTCATCCAACCAAAGGCGGGTTTCAACATCATCGCAACCGCAAATACTAAAGGTAAAGGTTCAGATGATGGACGATTTATTGGAACTAACGTGCTCAATGAAGCCTTCCTTGAACGATTCCCTGTAACATTTGAACAGGATTATCCATCACCATCATCAGAAGAAAAAATTCTTAAGAATGTTTCTTCATTAGTGGGTGTTGATGATAACGATTTTTGTAAGAGACTTGTAGATTGGGCTGACATTATTCGTAAAACATTTTATGATGGTGGTGTAGAGGAAATCATTAGTACTCGTCGTTTAGTTCATGTTATTCGTGCTTATAGCATCTTTGGTAACAAAGCAAAAGCAATCCAAGTATGTGTAAATCGTTTCGATGATGAAACAAAACAGTCATTTATTGAATTGTATGATAAAGTAGATGCTGATTTCCAATTACCTGTAGAAGAGTAATGAATATATGGAAAGATTATAAGGACGTATTGTTCGACACTATCTCACTTCACAATGGAGTAGATAGTGTCTGGGCACAGTGGGAAGGTAAAGGAACTTCTTTAACTGCAAAGACTTATACAAATGAATACATAATTAAATCAAGAGAGGTAGAAATCTGGAATGAAAAATCTTGTATCTATAACAACATCATCTATCCTAAGACTGGAAGTAATCTTCCCTGTTTTGGTATGGATCTCATGGGATTTAGTGATAAGAAGGTTATCATAGTATTTGACTTTCAACATCCCACAGAAAACTATTTGTTTTCGGTAGAAGGATTACCAAAGGGAAGAGGTGATTATCGATTCTTTGAACCTGGAAATCATTTCTCAGAGAATATCTACATTCAATATTGTACGATGTCTGAAGTTAATGAACATCTAGAAATGTTTACGTCTTACTTGACTAAGTATAAAAATATGCTAGAATGTGAGAAACCGATTGGAAATGACACTAGTGTTTACAAAGACTTCGATGCTTACATGACTAAACTTGATCCTGTAGGAGGATATCTTACTGGTAAGTTTGGTAAAGAAAAAGCAGAAAGTCTTGTTAACGATTTTTTATTTTGTTATGACTAATTCTTGGAGTTTACTTTATGATGAACTATATGGAGATGATGAAATGAGTGATTCTGATAACTGGGTTTACGAATCTCCTGATGGGGGTAAAACTGTAACTCGTAGAAAATCAGGTTCTTTAGAGAAGGAAGTAATACAAAAAGCTTCCATAGAAGATAGAACAACAATTAGAAAATATAAAGAAGATGAATCTATTAAAGCTCTTCAGGATTATATTTCTACAACGTATGGTGGACACTATACTTCCGAACAAAACAATGTCCAAACACTTGATCTTATTGAGTCTGTAGGGGATGCAGAAGCATTCTGTAGATCTAACGCAATCAAGTATTTGAGTCGCTATGACAAGAAAGGACAAGCAAAACGTGATATACTAAAAGCATTACATTATTCACTCCTACTTTATCACTTCAGTGGGCAATTAAATGAAACTCCGACCCGTGGTTATGAAACTTTCTGACAAAACACATACTATTCTTAAAAACTTTGCAGGAATTAATAATTCAATTCTTGTAAAGCAGGGAGATAAACTTCGTACTATTTCTGTTGCTAAGAATATTCTTGCAGAAGCATCTATAGATGAAGAATTTCCAAAGGATTTTGCTATCTATGATTTAAATCAATTCTTAAATGGATTGGGATTGCATCAGGATCCTGAGATGGATTTTGGGCAAGAATCTTATCTTACTATTCGTGAAGGTAAGCGTAGAGTAAAATATTTCTATGCTGATCCAGCTGTTATTGTTTCTCCACCTGAGAAAGAGATTACACTTCCTTCTGAGGATGTTCATTTTCAATTAGATAGTATTGCTTTAGAAAAACTTCTTAAGGCAGCAGCAGTATATCAATTACCAGATTTATCAGCAGTTGGTGAAGCAGGTGTTGTTAAACTTGTTGTAAGGGATAAGAAGAATGATACTTCTAACGAATTTGCCATTGTAGTTGGTGAGACAGATAAGGAATTTACCTTTAATTTTAAAGTGGAAAACATTAAGATTATTCCTGGTGCTTATGATGTAGTTGTTTCTTCTAAACTTCTATCAAGATTTTCAAACACTAATCATGATTTGAAATATTATATTGCATTGGAACCTGATTCTACTTTTAATTGATGAAGAAATTATGGAGGACTTGGAAGTATGCACTGGGTAGTTTTTCTGACGAAAAAACTAAACGATACGACAATCACATTGTTTTGGTACGTACTTTTATTTTCATTTCTTATCTCATTACTAACTGTTTTATTGTTGGCGGGGTAATCCGTCATTGGAATGACTTATGACTGACACACAGATTATACAAGGAAAGGTAAAGACTGTATTCACTACATCTGAACCTGACAAAGTTCTTATACAATATGAGGACAAGGTTACTGCTGGTAATGGTAGGAAGATAGATTTCCCTGAAGGTAAGGGTGCTGTTTGTTGTGAGATATCTGAGATACTTTTTAAGAAGATGGAGGAGAATGGCATCAAGACTCATTACATCGATAGGTATCCTGTAAGTATTATGTCATGTAAGAAGGTAGATATCATTCCTATAGAAGTTGTAGTAAGAAATGTTGCTGCTGGTTCTATTGTTAGACAGACAACATTGGAAGAAGGAACTGAGTTTTCTAATCCATTAGTTGAGTTTTACTTGAAAGATGATGAGAAAGATGATCCTTTATTGACAGAGGACCGTGCAAGGTTGATGGGTAATTATCCTTTATTGACATTAAAACATATTGCATCTAGGGTTAATGGTATATTACAGGATATCTTTAATAAGATAGGTCTTACACTTGTTGATTTTAAACTGGAGTTTGGTTATGATTCTGAACAAAATTTACTCCTTGCTGATGAACTATCACCTGATGGAATGCGGCTTTGGAGAGAAGGTAAAAGTTTTGATAAAGACTTGTTTAGGAAAGGAGAAGGTGATATAGTAGAAGCATATAGGCACATTTTGAACAATCTTAAAGAATGAGTGACTTTATATGGGTTGAAAAGTATCGACCACAAACTATTGATGAATGTATTCTTCCTGACAATATTAAGAAAACCTTTAAGGAATTTCTAAATAAAGGAGAAATACCTAATATGCTTCTTGCTGGTCCTCCTGGTATAGGGAAGACTACTGTAGCAAAAGCATTGTGTAATGAGTTAGGAGTAGACTTCTATGTCATCAACGGATCCGATGAGGGAAGATTCCTCGACACAGTACGTAATAACGCAAAGAACTTTGCATCAACTGTATCTCTCTCTTCGGAAGCGAAGCACAAGGTCATCATCATTGATGAGGCAGATAATACAGGGAACGACGTACAACTCCTCCTCAGAGCATTCATTGAAGAATTTGCAGGAAACTGTAGATTCATTTTCACGTGCAACTACAAGAATAAAATCCTCGAACCCCTCCACTCCAGGTGTGCTGTGGTTGACTTCTCCATCAGAGGAA